ATGGCAGGATATAGCGGCACGCTGGCGGCGCAGGTCATGGCGCTGCTGACGTCGACTACAAGCGGAGTTAACTCGCGCATTACGTCGATGGAGGCGAATGACTTAACGCTGAAAGGGGTCGGGATCCGATCTTTTGTTGCGCAGAACGTGAGTCCGGAGATCGCGGAGACGGCGGGGCAGGCGTTTTATCCGTGTCTTCTCGTGTACTGCGAGAGCGTTCAGAACTTACAGAGAGAGAAGGCCCGCGATTTTTCCGGCAGGGTGCACCTGGTGATCGAAATTCGGCAAACGCAGGAGACGCTGGAGGTGATCGACGCGAATACGGAGATGTATGTCGACGCGGTGATCGCCCTGCTGGGCGAAGCGCGGGGGCAGTGGGGAGACGGTGCGTCGTACTCGGGCGGCTACGAAGTGGAATACGAGCCGGTAGTCATGGGCGGTAAAAATTTCTTACAGCGCGCGAAGGTGAACTTCGCGGTGGAACTGAGCGAATAACTTATGTCTTACATTTTATCGAACGCAAACCGTTGGTACTGCGCACTGGAAAGCGCCTATGGACAGGTGCCCGCGATCACCGCGGCGAACAGGATTCCCGCCGTCAGGATGACGTTACAGAATCAACGCGACATCAATCAGCGGAAAGACAAGACGGGCACGCGGACGTGGCAGGGATTGCCGGTCGGCATGCGACGGCATACGACCTTTGACGCAACGTCGTATATGAGGGACTGGCCGGATCCGACAACGCTGCCACCGCACGCGCCGCTGATCGAAGGGGCGATGGGCGGGGAGGCGGCGATCTGGCAGGGAGCAACGGTGGGTACGGGGACGACGCAATCCTCCATCTATTTTGTTTCGCCGCACGGGCTGACGCCAGGCCAGGCAATCGTTTCGGCGGGAGAGATTCGGTTTGTGGCGGCGGTGGTCACGCCGCTGGTGGTGGTGGTGAATGCGCCGTTCACGGTGGCTCCGGCAGTGGGCGTGCCGCTGGGCGCGACGGCGAATTTCACTCTTGGCACCCAGCTGCCGAGCGTTAGCCTGTTCGATTACTGGGACCCGTCGGACGCAGTGCAGCGGGTTATTCCGGGAGTTGGCGTGGACAAGATGACGGTGTCGATGAATGGCGACTTTCATCAGTTCGAGTTTTCCGGAATGGCTCAGGATCTTCTCGACAGCGCGTCGTTTCAGGGCGGGCAGGGCGGGCTGAGCACGTTTCCGGCTGAGCCAACGCCGACGCCGGTGGATTATGCGCTGGTGCCGGGGAATCTGGGTGAAGTGTGGATGGGGGTGATTCCGAATCAGATGTTCACGGTCATGCAGGCTTCGGTGGAAATCAAGAACAACGTGGCGATGCGCGAGAACGAATACGGCGCGGTTCTACCGCTGGCGATTGCGCCCGGTGCGCGTGAGGTCACGGTGACGCTGGAGTTCTTCAGCATGGACGATGTTCCTACGGCGGCGTTGTATCAGGCGGCGCGGCAACAATCGCCGGTGGGCGTGATGTTCCAGCTGGGGCAGGTGGCGGGGCAAATGGCAGGTGTGTATCTGAAGAGCCTGATTCCCGACGTTCCGGAGTTCGACGACGGGGAAACGCGGCTGAAATGGCGCTTCCGAAATACCCGGGCGCAGGGTACGCAGGACGACGAGATGGTGGTGGCGTTTGGATAGCAAGAACCAGTGGGAGAGCCGGCTGATAGTCGCATCCGAGGCGATGCCGGGCGTGGAGTTTGCGATTACGCGCATGACATTCGGGCGACGCCTGGAACTCATGAAGCGCGTGCGCGACCTGGCGGGCCGGATCGAATATTTCGATGCCGGCCGCGATGAGAAGAACCGCATGGAAGCGAGCCTGCTGGGCGCCGAGATGGACAAGCTCTATCTGGCGTGGGGGCTTGAGGAAGTGCGGGGGCTCTCGCTCGACGGCGAGGCGGCGACGCCGGAATCGCTGGTGGAGCGGGGCCCGGAGGCGCTGGTGCACGAAGCGCTGGCGGCGATCAAGGCCGAGTGCGGGCTATCGGAGACAGAAAGAAAAAACTAATCGTCGCGTTCCACTTCCAGTTTGCGAACCGGGCCGGGTGGGATTGCGACGCGTGTCGGAAGAACGGACTGGAGACGAAGCGGCGCTGTGGTTTTATTGCGCCCGATCAGCGGGGTGAGCCGAGACTGGTGTGGATCCGGAAGCGGGCGCAGACGGACGAATGTCCCAAGTCGCTGGTAACGGGGGAGAGCTTGTCGCTGCTCGAAGAATTTTTTGTACGCCGTCGTCTGGGCATGGTGGACGGTATGGAAACGCCGGCGCGCAAGGTGGACGCATTTTTGATATTGCGCGAGGAAATGGAACGGGAGGAGAGAGATGTCACGTCGTCATCGCAATATTGAGGAAGAGTTTCAGGCGATATCGCCGCCTGGACATAAGGGTATTCCGTCGGCGCAACCGATCGCGGTTGGCGTGACCGGCAGCGGCGGAGCGGATTCCACGGCGTCGATGTCGCAGGCCTCGCAGGAAATCACGCAGCTGGAGGCGCAGTTTAAACAGCAGGCCGACCTGATTCAGGCGAATACGCAGGCGTTGCAGGACAGTACAAGTGCGCACACGGGAACGTCGGTTGGCAGTTTGATCGGTGGTGTAGCGGGCAGCATCCTCGGGGGCGGTCTGGGGCTTCTTTCGCCGATTGTTTCGGGGATTATGAGCCTGTTCGGGCTTGGCGGTTCAAAGGTGGCACCTGCGCCGTTGCCCTATTACACGGCGTCTCCGAGCGTTCAGATGAGCGATACCCTGCGGGCCGCTACGCCGAGCGCGGCTTCGGTGGCCAGTGCGGCTCCGAGCAATGCCGGCAGTGGATCGGGCACGGCCAGTGCGACACCACAGGTCACGGTGAACGTGAGTGCGATGGACAGCCAGTCGTTCATGGACCGGAGCAGCGATATTGCCAGTGCGGTACGCGAGGCGATGCTGAATCTGCATCCGATTAACGACGTGGTGGCGAACCTCTAGGGCGACTATGGCTACTTTTCCCACGTTACTGAAGACGGGCGCGGTGGCGCAATATCCACTGAATCGAGCGGTCAGTCTATCGACGCAGGCCGTTCAGTTTCTGGACGGCAGCCAGCAGACATATCAGCTGAGCGGAGCGGGATTGCGCCGCTGGATATTGAAACTCGACTTGCTGGACGAGACGGAAGTGTCGGCGGTGATTGCGTTCGCCGAACAGATTGGAACGGGCACATTTTCGTTCACCAATCCGGTGACCGGTGAGACGGCGGCGAAGTGCGTGATCGCGGGCGAACAACTGTTGACATCACTGATAGGTGAATTACATGGAAAAGCGACGCTGGGAATCGAGGAAGTGAAATGAACTGGTTTCCGCAGATTGGTTCGGGCAGTGTTGCGCAGTTTCCACTGCAGCGAAAGAGGCTGTGGCGGGCGATTACTAATGTTCTCGAAAGCGGCGAACTGATATCGCTTCCGGACACTAACGGCGGGCAGATTGAGTGGAACCTGAGCTATCAGGAACTGACCGACGGGGAAGTGGCGAATCTGACGAGCCTGTTTGCGGAGTCGGGCGGCGAGGCCGGTTCGTTCGGGTTTGTGGATCCGTTCGCGAACCTGCTGGGCTGGAGCGAAGATCTCTCGCAGCCGGGCTGGCTACCGGGGGAACTGACCGCGACCGGCGGGTTCAGCGATCCCGCGGGAACCTCGCGGGCGTGGACTTTGCAGAATGCCAGTGGCGCGGAGCAGACTCTTTCGCAGTCGCTCGGCGTGCCGGGGGCTTACACGATTTGCTTCAGCACGTATGTGCGAAGCAGTTCCGCCGGTAGTGTGGGGATGCTCCGCGATGCGACGCGCGTGAATGTCACGACCGGACCGCAATGGAAGCGCATACAGATCAGCGGTACGGGAGTCAGTGGCGCTACGGCGTCGACTTTCTCTCTGGCTGTTGCGGCAGGGAGCACCGTGCAGGTTTTTGGACTGCAGGTGGAGGCACAGCCCTGGCCTTCGCCTTATCGACCTACCGGCGTTGCGGCGGGCATTCTCGAAGAAACACGTTTCAGCGGCGGGGATCTAGCGGTAGTTAACACCGCGCCAGGTCTTTCGGCCTGCAAGGTGAACCTGGTATCGCGGATTTAGGCGGCGGAAGAAACGGAAAAAAGGACCCATGGAAAGCCCATTCACAGCCAAAGAAGTACTTGTTGCCGATACGCCGGTATTCCTGTTCGATTGCACGATGGCCGACGCGTCGGTACAGAGCTGGAGCAGCCAGACGATTCAGGTATCCGGCACAACATACGTCGGCCGCGTACTCAAGCACAATTTATTTGAAGCACAGGTGGCTTCCGATACGCAGATTGGCGGGTCGCCGAAACTATCGTTCGAACTGGCGAACGCAGACTCGTATTTCTCCGAGGTGGAGCAGGAGATCGGATTCAAAGGATCGCTGCTGATTGTGAGTTCCCTGTTCGTGAACACGACTACGGGCCTGGCGACCACGGACGCGATTGTGGTGTTCCGCGGGCTGGTAAATCCGCCCGAACTGATTACGGAATCGACGTTCCGGCTGAGCGCGATGAACCGCATGTCGATGCAGCGGACGCAACTGCCTGAAGTGAATGTGCAGCGGCTGTGCCCATGGCGGTTTCCAACAACTGCGGCGCAGCGGGCGGAAGGCGCGGACAGCGGGCCAGAGAACAAATACTCCTTCTTCTATCGCTGCGGTTATTCGCCGGATCAGCCCGGAGGGGTCGGTAATCTGAATGCAGGCGTACCGTATACTTCCTGCGCCCTGACGCGGGCGGACTGCATACTGCACGGAATGTTTACCTCGGATTCGAGCGGGAATACGACGAGCCGATACGGCGGGCTCGAATATGTCCCGGCGACAATTCTGGTGCGAGGCAACGGGCAGAAGAGCCTGCAATTATCCAATGTGCAGGATAACCAGGCTGCGTACAACGACCCGGTTCCGCTGGTTTACGGTACGCAGTGGCATATGCCGGACGTGGTATTTTCGCGCAACGACGGCAACCTGACGCGCATGGAAGTGCTGCTCTCGATGGGAGAAATTCAGGGCGTGATGACGGTACTGGTGGACGACATCATTATTCCCCAGGGCGTCAGCGGACAAAACATGACTTCGACCGGCTGGTGGAACCTGATCACCGCCGGCACAAGAAACGGGCTGCAGGATCCGAACTTCGGCGACGGCGGTAACGGCCCGATCGGCGATCCCTACGGGAGCATGGCCTATCTCTCCGTGGTGGTGCCGAACCAGATCAACGACGGCTCCAGCATCCCCACAGTGCAGGTGCTGATGCAGGGCATGAAGCTGTTGCAGTACGATACGAGCGGGAATTCGCTGGGTGCGAGTTTTTCGTTCAATCCGGCGTGGGTATTGCTGGATATTCTTCGGAGATCCGCGTATGGCCTCGATGAGATCAATTGCGCCAGTTTTGCGACGGCGGCGGCGTATTGCGACGGGTTCATCTCGGTGGACGATCCGATTGCGGGCGAAGTATCGATTCCCCGATTCGAGTGTAACTTCGCACTCAAGTATCAACGGAGCGCCGGAGAGATCATCCGCTCGCTGCGTAACTCATCGCGAATCTATCTTGTCCTGAATACCAGCGGGTTACTGGAGGCGCGGAGTGAGAACACCTTCGCGCTGCAGCAGCCCGCGCTTCCGGCAAACAGTAATTCTACGGAAATGTTCAACGGCGGCTGGCCCGCGTATGAGTTCGATGAGACATCGATTGCCAGAAACAGCGACGGCAGCGCAAATTTCACGATCAGCTCCAAGGGCGCACAGGATACGCCGAATCAGCTGACGGTGGAGTTTCAGGACGAATTCAATCAGTACCAGCAGGACAGTTTTTCACTTACCGACGGAAATGACTCCGACTTATGCGGCCAGATCATCGCGGCTAACTGGGATGCGATGGGGATCAGTAACTTCAGCCAGGCTTCGCGCATGCTGTTGCTGGGACTGAATCGCGGGATCGAGGGGAATCAGTTCGTACAGTTTGAAACCAGCGTGAAGGCGCTGGGATTGATGCCGGGCGATCTGATTACGGTCACTTACCTGAAAGAGAACCTGGAGCGGACGCCATTTCGGATCCAGAAAATTACGCCGGGCGCTTCATTCCGCACGGCGATCATCTCAGCTCAGTTGCACAACGACCTGTGGTATTCCGACACTGCCTCCGGCATTATCAGCGGGCGCGGCTGGCAGGCGGGAAACGGATCGGGGATTCCGAATCCCGTGGGCGGGACGGTAGTGGATGCCAACGGCAATCTGCAGTTGGGAATCACGGAAACCGAGATTACCGGGAGCGACGGATCCGCCGACGTGGAGTTAACCGTCGCATTTACGGAACCATCCGGCCAAATCGGAAGTCTGGCGTCGCCACTTCTCAGTCTGGTGGCGACTGTCGCTTCTACCGGCGGCTCGGTGGCGGGGGGCGCGACCTGGTTTTATGCTGTGAGCGCGATCGATGGCAGCGGTGGTGAAAGCCAGTTGTCATTTATTGTGCAGGCGAGTACGGGAGCTGGTGGGAATACCAGTGTTGTCACGCTTGCCGGGATCGGGTTGCCGGTTGGTGCGGCATCGTTTAACGTGTATCGCGGACTCACACCGCAGCAATTGTTCCGAATTGCTTCGACCCAGGCGCCCGCAACAACATTTACAGACACCGGGTTGCCGCCGCTGCCTATCCTGCCGCCCGATCCCAATTTTGATCATGTGGATCTGTACTGGCGGTGGGAGTTGCTGCCGGAGGCGGCCGTCACCGAACATACAGCTACCACAGTTGGCAATGGCGTGCTGGAGTTGCTGGTCAATCAATACCAGTCGGCCATTGTTCGTATTAGTCGCGGAAACGGGGCAGGGCAGGAGCAACAAATCGTAAGTAACACGGCGACAGCGATTACCGTAGGTCAGGCATGGACGGTGGAGCCGGATGCGACGAGTTACTTTGTGATTGCGGAGAACTCGTGGAGAGCGGGTAACAGCGGAAAGTCGAGTCCGTTGACGATCGATGTTCCGGAGAGGATTGGCAGCGGCGTACAGGTATTGGCCCGGGCGGCCAATTCCAGCGGGGACGAAGCTTTGGATGAATTATCGCCGCTGACGCGGTGGATTCTGGGAGAATCGGGGACGCTGGCGGCGGACTTCGCGGTGCCAACGGCGCCGACATTCGCATTGTCCGCTTCGCAGGGGATAGTGGAACTGGGTGGCATCGCGTTCACTTCGCTGCAGAATACGACCAGCATTACTGCTGGAACTTACACCTTTCACTACTATGACGAAATCAATGGCACTCCGATCGCATTAAGTGCGCTGGTGGCTGCTACGAATACGACGGTTCAGTTTGCGGTAGCCGTTGCGGCGGGCACTCTGGTGCAGATCGATCAGGAAATCATTCTGGTGGGGGCTACCACCTCGGGTGCGAGCGCGGTGACACGCGGAGTCCAATCGACTACGGCCGCGGCACATGCGGTGACTGCGCTGGTTTATCCCTTATCGGATAAGGTTGTGATTGTTCCGTTCATCAGGGAGTTTTTTGGTGGCCCTGCCAGCGGCGAATGGAATTACAGCGTGGAATTGCCGGATGTGCGGATCGCGAGCGTTGAGTTATATATGACGAACTCGCTCGGAGCGGGCGCTGTTGCGATCAGTCAATTCACCGCAACGATAGATTCGGGACTGAGGACACTGGCAGGCGGGCAGTATTCGTTCCAGATTACGGGGTATCTGGCGGTGCAGACTGGCGCGGCTCCGAACATCATTGTCGATTCGGCGCGATCGGTGGGGGATATTTATGCCGTGCTGCGCGTGCCGTCTTCGGGTGCGGGCGTGACGCTGGAACTGAATCGGAATGGCTCGCCTTATGCGACGGTGCAATTCGATCCGGGTACCATTACGTCGCACGTGGTCAGCGGGTTCGGACTGCCTGCTTTTGCCGCCGGAGATCAGTTGAGTCTGGATGTGACCGGTGTGGGGACTTCGAATCCCGGCAGCGATCTGACGGTGATTATCCGGCTATAG